GTTGCCGTACACCCCTGCTGCAAAGGCTACAACCGCCAGAACTATACCGACTTCGTACCCAAGTTCTCGAACCACTTCTTCAAGCACTTTCGCCGCAATGACTTGAGTGACGATGCTGGTAACCACCGCCTGGAGAACCAGTAAAGCAACCGTTGCGTAGGCACCGGCTGCCCAGGCAGTGGCAATCGGACCTGCTAAACCCCCGCTAAATATCGTGATGACGATAGCGACAATAGCCATCACCACTTTAAATATCCCGGTTTCGTACCACTTCACGGTCTTCGTTACTTTCGAGTTCATGACAAAGTGCATTGCCCGGTAATACAGGCGCTCTTTGCGATCGAACTTGAGCGACCGGGCAATGTAGTAATCCAAAGGTATGAGCAGTTTGTCCGACCCGACGTTGGCCGTTACGCCTTTACTGCCATAGATGCTGTAACGCAGGCTCAGATCTTCAATCAAAATCTCATCGTAATGGGTGGCTGTTCGTTGGTAGACGTACTGCAGAACATCGACCGTGTAGGATTCAGTAACGGTTTCGTATTGTCTATCCTTGGGAGATCCAATCGTTCGGCGAACTTTCCGTGTACGGACTTCCTGCACAATCTGGTGATGGTAAGTGCCTGGATCGCCTTTCACATCCGCCACGCGCTTACGCCGGATCTTGGAAAAGCTCAGCGTACTGTCGTAGTCCGAGTCTGCAATTCGGATAGCTTGCCCGGGACGGACCTGTTCCCCACCGGTTTGTCGGGTGGCGCCGCTTTGCTTATAAAGCCAGTCAAAAAACTTGTACAGATACTCCTTGTCCACGCTGTCCTGTGAACTGGCTGGCACCCCAAACATCATGACGGCTTGTTCAAGTTTGTCCGCATCGTCGTTGGCATGGATTGAATCACTCAGCTCCTGATAATCCATCCCCAGCAAGTTCATTAGCTGAGCTGAGCTCTTATAGGCTTCCCCTTCTCGACGATGAGGTGCAGTCCAGTTCTGACCGTAATTGCGGAAAAATACAATCGGCAAAAATGAGCCATTTCCTAACACGTTACCGCTGTACAGCGAGTCCAGTCCTGGGTAAGCGCCTTGCTCGTTCTCGTAGGTAAAGTAGCCCACGGTTGTTTGGCCATTGTTGCTGTACCGATACTTAGCTTGGAATGCTTCGCCGTCGTCTTCAAAATGTTCCATGTTGAAAAACAATTCACTTTCTGTGCCGTTTTCGTCCACCAGTAAAGCAGTCACCCCATCAACCACCTGTTTGCCAAAATCCCAGACCGGCGTTTTTTCACTACCGGTACGATAAGGTGTGTAACGATCCTGCGGGTGACGCTCCCACACAGCCAGTGTGCCTTCGTCAGGTGTACGCTCCTGTACTGTTTCCGCCGTAGCATCCGACATAATAGCCACGGTATTGATGTGACCTATCAGGTTTTTGACCCAGGTCTTCTTTCCTGTCTGCTGACTAATCGTGGTGACTTCGTTGGTACGTTCGTTGTAGCCATAGTCTTCCGTCAGTTTCTGCCAACCCACATGCAGATTGTTTGCCGGCGCAAAGTGGAAATAGTCCAGCGTCACGGCTTGGCCTAGCTCCAGTTCGATGATGTTCTTTACCACGTCCCGGCCAGCACCAGCATTGATTACGTTGTGGTCTGGCGTGCCATAGTAATAGTCGCCTCGCTGAGCGTAGCGAAAGGCACGCTCCACTTTAATGGTGTGGCTTTTCAGACCGTTGTTAATAATGGTTCGGGTCAGGGTCTGATCTTTGAATATCGAGTCGATCAAGTTTTTCTGGTGTACATCGGGGATCTGATTGTCTTCTACCACACGGTTAACGCTGGTTGAAACGTAGGTTTTCTTCTTGCTGCTGAATAAGCCCATAACCGTGCCTCATTTAGATACAAAAAGAGGGAGCCAAAGCCCCCTCCTCCTTATGCCTGTTGTGATGTGCTGCTATTACAGCGCTGTCGGGGTAATCCCGTCCAGCAAGCGACCAACCGCCTCACCGATAAACTCATCAGACAGTTTGTTATCCTTGGAAGCCTCCGTGGTGTCGTCCATAGTTTTACGGACGTTCCAGGTGTCGACCAGCAGCTTGGCAGCCTTTTGTTCCGAGTCCCGGACATAGCCATTGCGCTGTGCTTCATACAGAGCCACCTGTTTACCAACCACACTATCCGGACCAATGGCAGCGCCATCCGTCTGTGCCTGCTCTGTGACCTTCTTCTGGCCTAGCAGTGCAGTCTCAGCGACCGTTTTGAGCTTCTGCTCCATGATCAGGTCGTACTCACCACGCAGCTTGCATTCCTGAGCGGTTAATACCGTGCCCTCAATGACTGCGTTGGCTTCTTGCTGTTCAACCAGGGAAGTCTGTGCATAGGTCTGTAGTTTCTGGGCCTGTAGGTTCGCTGTCTGCTGATCACTCAGCGCGGTCTGGGATTCAATCCCGGCACGCTCAGCAATGGTGTTCTGGATCTGTTCCTGAAGCAGTTGTGCTTCCAGGTCTGAACGTTGCTCTGACAGAATGAACTGCAGAGAGTGGGACATAACAGACTGCAGAGCACCAAGGTAGACCGTGGCATAGTCACCCCCTTTGATACGGCCCTTGGAATACTCGCGCTCTACATGCGCTTCCATGGCTTTCATCAGGTGGTCAAAAATGCCAGTTCCGGTCAGGCTATTCTCACCGTCTGTGAGATCTGAAACTGTAATCGCTGCCATCGGTCTACCTCAGTGTTGCAGAAAAGTTACGCGCTTTTGCCTTGCGCCATGGCTTGACGTTGAGCCAGATCTTTCAGCTCAGACTCTGTCAGCGCGGGCAGAACAGCAATGTTGAACTCGTTGATCTGCTTGCCTTTACGCATCTGACGGCCTTTCTCGTCACGCTCGGTTACGAACACCTGGCACTTGCGGTCATGCAGCACGTTGTAGATGATGCGCGGGACGTGGTATTCCACACCGAACTTCACGAACTTGCGATGGGTACCCACCACACGGTTACCGGCTGTGACGATTTCACCGTCCCACTCGGCTTTGTTCGGGTTCATACAGGTCACCTGGATCCGAACCAGTTCAGCCGCTTCTTTCTGCTTGCGTACCCGGCGTTGGTTTTCAGTCTCACCTTTAGGCGCCTTGGTATCTGCAAACTCACCGCTTACATCAGTGGCGGTTTCTTCGTCATTGGAAGCCTCTTTGTTTTCCAATGCTTCGTTAATCTTTTTCCGCAGGTTCTCAGCGGTAATGTCTTTGCGGTACTTCAGGCCAATGATGTCGGCCTTTGCTTTCAGCTCTGCCAGTTCATCGTACTGGGAGGTATCTTCGCTCATCGTGCTACTCCAAAAGATTCAATAGGAAAGAGAAAAGGGAGGGGCGAACCCCTCCCGATTCATTACATCGGTGCAGCAGTCTTGATCAGACCAATGCGCTCACTACGTTCCAGCAAGAAGCCGTAGTACCACTTGATGGACATGAAGCCAGTCTCACCGTAAGGATCGGTGCGATCCGCGGTTTCTTCACCAGGCTTCTTGTGGGTAATCTTGAACTTCACTGTCTTGCCATCGGTCTGGAAACCAATGGTAGAGAATGAAGAGTCACCAACCACCAGCATCGGGAACACGTCAAACTTAGTGCCGGTGCTGTAGTGAGTTGAGTTACCAGTCGCGTCAGCGCCAGCACCTTCCCACTTCATCATTTCAGGCACCACGATCACGCGGAACCGTGCACAAGCACCGATCTCACCGGTCAGGGTGTTACCAGCGGCTGCGTACTTCTCAACCGGGATAAACGCCTTGTCACCGTGCAGGTCGGTCATGCCTTCCAGCAGGGGCTGCAGCTCGGAACCCACGTACATCACACGGCAAGCCGGGATGGTGCGGGTGTCGATCATGCGAGTACCGGTAATCACCTTGGTGTGCTTCGGTGTGCGGTTGTTGTCCAGGTCGATCTGCAGACGCAGCAGGTCGTCGTAGGTCACTTCGTCAGCAGCATCCACTTCGACGTCAGCCGTCGCGTCGCCACCAAACTTCACAACACCACCGGAGTTCAGCAGGTCGATCTGAAGCAGATCTTCTGTGATCTCGTTGGCGCCAGCGAGCATCTCGCGGTTAATGTGCATCATCAGATCAGCGTCAGTGTCGAAGTCCAGGGATTCCTGGGTGTATTCGTCAAAGAAGCCAAACTTGGCGATGGACCCTTCGATTTCCTTACGCTTGAAGCCAACGCGGTTAACGCGGCCACCAGCTTCGGAAAGCACTGGCATCTTGCCCGGGATAGAACCCACGTCTTTGCTGGAACCATAAAGGTTACCGTTAGTAATCGTGGCGCCGTTGGCGTCGATACCCTGGTCGTTGATGTTCGCGTCATCGAGCAGAGGCAAGTAGTGATACTTCTTGATCTTCTTGCCCATGTGCTTCGGTAGGTTGGTCACGTTCGCCAACTGTCCGAAATACTGCTCTTTACGCATCTCGATGAGTGCGCGCTTAATGTAGTGATCAGTACGAATCTGACCGCCGATGTTAGACGGAGAGCCGCCTACCGGATCGTTATAGGATTGAGCCATATACTACCCTCATTACTTTCACTGGAGATTTGAGTCGAACTGCTTCTCAAACTCTTCGTCTGACATACCCAGTGGGCTGTAATCAGTCGGAGCCGTCGAAGCGGGTTTGGTTTTGGTCGAGCTGGCTGCCCGCTTTTTCTCTTTCAACTTGGCATCCGGCTTTTTGCGGCGTGTGCGTCGGGTAACGGGTTTCTCTTCGGGTGGTTTGTTCTGATCAGTCTTCTCAGACCCCAGATCGTTAAACGCACCTTCTTGAGCCAGCCGATCACCGATCTGCTTATAAGCCTCAATGTCGGAAACACCACTCAACTGACCAAGCGCCTGCAGTCGCCGTACCTCTGTGCTGACCCGTTCGTAAAC